TAATCATATTCTTTAGCCCGCGTGTCATTGTTACAATGAAAGACTCGCCCTTTTTCTGCCCCCCGGAAAATAGGTAAGTAATACCCATGAAAACAAGTCCCCATTTGCTTGTTAACGCGCGGAGAACTTTAAACCCTCCAATTGCAACGTTGAACATTCCGCCCAACGCCATACCTAACGCGCCAACCGCTAGAATCACGGGACCTATTGCCGCGGAGAATAAAACAAACTTGGTAACAAGTTTGGTAACCTGTTTTGCAGATAGCTTTGACTTGCCGGAAATCTTTGCAAAGAAACCAACGGTTGTTTTTGCAACTTTTTTGATAGTTGCGCCAACTTCAAAAATTGCCTCTTTAAGACCAAATACAATACCGGCAATGTTCTTACCATACTTTGCCGCAACTTTTGTTTCACTAAAACCCTTATTCATCATCTGCAATGCGTTTGCGGTTTGCTGGAAAGCGTTAGAAGCCCTCCCAACAAAGCCAACAATCGCGGGTTGCACAACATCATAAATTTCTAAGGCAACGCCGGTCATAGCAGATTTAAGCAATTGGAATTGACCCCAAAGGCTTTTCTGCTTTTCACGCGCCATTTGTTCCGCGGTTCCCTTGGAAGCGGTGCGGATGTTATCAATCAACGCGGCATAGTCTTTAGTTCCCGCCGCTCCCTCTAACGCTGCAAAACCGGCAATACCTCGGATACCGAAAATCTTGAACGCCATTGCCGCGCGTTCTGCTTTATTCTTAATCTTACCGAGCTTGTTAATGGTAAGTTTGATGATTTCCGGGAAACGTCTGAATTCCCCGTTTTGAAGGGTCATAACATTAAGAAAACCCTTTTTGCCTCCAAACAGTTTGTAAGCTTCTTTTGAGCCCTTTGCGAGTTTGACTAAGGCGTTTTTGTATGCGGTCCCCGCAATGCTTCCGCGCAAACCAATTTGTGCAAGCAACCCCAACGTTCCAACCGTATCATAAATGTCTTGACCCGATAACCTTGCCGCGGTCCCCGCATATGTGAGGGATTCACCTAGCCCGGTAACATTGGTCATACTGTTTCTTGATGCGTATGCAAACAAGTCCGCAACATCCGATGCTTTGCTTGCATTGATACCAAACGTTTTGATTGCGGATGCAACAATTTGGGATGCGCGCCCCAACTCAACGTTATCCGCAACCGCAAGTTTGAGGGTTGGACGGATTGCGTTTTGAATCTGTCCAACCGTCAAACTTGCGCGCCCTAAGTGCTCCATCCCCTCCGCGGCTTGCGTTGCCGTAAAGAGGGTTGTTGCCCCTAAGAACTTTGCTTGATTCCGCATCTTGGCAAACTCGCCCGGGGTCGCCTTAACAACCGCGCGCACGTTTGACCATTGCTTACCAAAGTCAATGCCCTTTTTAACGAGATACCCAACCGCCCCCGCCGCTGCCATCCCGAACATACCAAATTGCCGGAGCCCGGTTCCTACTTGCCTAACGCCCGCTTGCGCAAGGCGGGCATTCTTGTAAAGCCCAGCAAACGCCCCCCCGGTTGCCTTCATCTGGCTCATCCCGGGTTGGTTCTTAAAAGTGAACCTCGTATAAAGGTTATATTCTACACTTTCGGGCATTGCTTTATCTCACTCTTACTTTGTCCAATTCGCGCTTTTCCCTCAACATCTGTTTATACAACCAATCGAGGAAAAACTTGCGCCGCTTGTAATTCAAAGTCTCAACCCAACTAGCGCTAAATCTTCCTTTCGAGAAATAAGTTAAAGTCGCAATCGCTTCATCTATTTCCCTATCCGTTAGGGTAGGGAAGCAATGGAGAAAAAATGGTCATAATCCCAATCCACGGGAATAGCAAACGGGTAACCGCAACTCTTACCCGGGCATTTGCCCCGCAACATCATATCAACGCCTATGTTGGTATCGTTGATTTTGCGCGCAATCGTTTCCGTGTCAATCTTGCGCAAGCTCCCTAATTCTTCCTCGGTAAGCATCATGGGCTCACCGTCTGGACCTTCATAGGTTGTGCATTTCGAGATAAAGTGAAGCTTCATCAACGTCTGGTCTGAGCCCGCTTCCGATGCTTCCTCGGTTGTCATATTAACCCAAAGCATCGGGTTGATAGTGACAATCCGTTGATTCTCCCCGCTCCCTCTTTTCTTGAACCCCTTGAGCAACGGAACCTTTTGAGACAACAACGCCGCGTTATCAACGCGGTTAACGTCCAATTCGTTAAGGTCCATTGTTAACTTACCCTGAAACTTGCAATGCGGGCAAAGATATTGAATAGCGTAATCCGGTCCTAATTCCTCGATACGGGCTTTAACATACATAAAGAAAACATCCGCTTGATACAAAGCGGAGATTTTCAACATATCCGTTTCCTCCCGCTCGGAATCGCAATCAATGGGATGATTCCACGGATTCCCCCCTAGACTCTTGAGCATCAACGCTAACAGTTTGGTAACGATATTGGTATTCGGTTGCCCCTCAATCTTGACCTTGAACTTACCTAAAGCCCGCTCCCGGTCAAAACCAAGCTCCCCCAACGAAAAACCCTTGTTGAGCTTATGACCGTCAAACATCCCAATCGGAAGCGAGAAACCCGCATCCTTAACGGTCGTTTTAATGATTCCAGATTTCTTTTCTTGCGTTTCCATTCTTTCCTCCAAATACGGGCAAATCCCGCTTGTGAGTCTCCGAAAACAACCGGCTATCTTGCGTTAGTGCAAACAATAACCAAGTTGGCGGTTAGAACCAATCATCCCATTTAAGGGTATACTTCATAACCGCCATTTCTCCATCATCATTCATTTCGACATCTGGCGTTCCTTGCTTGGAAACGAAAACGCCAATCATCGTAATGGAGACTTGCCGGAGCAACGTTCCCGAGTAATAGACCATTGTTCCGGTTTTCTTGTAACCGGGGTCAATCGGGTCTTGCCCTTGAACATACCAAACACTCATCGCGGCAACTTGAACCGCGTGATGCATCGGGACGCTAACCTCGGTTTCGCCCGGTTTGGTGCGCCCGGTTGATGCTTGGGTCCGGTCGGGCAATTCAACATTGTCAAGCTCTTTTTCAAGAGCCCCAATGCTAACGTAAGTGATTGGGGGCAACCCTACCACAGTCAACCGGAAATTGTTGATTGGGATATGGTCGGGTTCAATTACAAATTTCTGTCCCATGATTTCCTTACCTCCGTTGGGGGCTTGTGTCTTTTAAGACCAAATGCCAACCTTACGCTAGGGACTCGAAAATACCCGCGGGGCTCATTACGATATTGAAACGTTCAATCGTATCGGCCAACCGCAAAGTAATCTCCGCGTTCATATCCCCGGTTGCTCGGGTCGCATCCGTGTTGATTTCGTTGTCAAGCTTGATGCGCGCCGCTTCCTCGAAAGTCTTACCGCGCAATGCTCGCTTGGGTTTCCATTCCGGGAGGAAATACGCCTTGAGGAACGATAACGCAGTATCTTGTTCCTCGGGGTCGTTGATGGCAAACATAATCCAATCGTGGTTCTCAAAAAGAACCCGCTCGTAATGGCTCAATTGCTCCCGCTTATGCTTGAACTTGAGCCCGGTTGCGGTTGCCGCACAACGGTCCCCCCAAATGACCCAATTGCCCTCTTTTTTCAGAACGCATTGAAGCCCCTTGGGATTGGTGATTTCATCGTTGATAACCTTTTTCCCGGTCGGAAGCTTAACGACCTTTTCCAACACCGCGTTTGTTCCGGCCGCGGCTTTGTGGTAACCATCCCACGAATACGCGGTCATTGCCTCAACGCCTTGAACCAAGCCGGTTAACGGAACCAACTTGAGCCCGCTTCTATCGGGGTCGTTTTTGTAATACCAACTCGGGAAGATGAGTTGATTGAAATCGTTTAGCCCCATGGTATCCTCTTGCCAACCAACCGCATCGGTTTCCGTGACAATCGAGGAAGGCATTTCTTGACGGAAAGGCCCGTTGTTTGCCGCGGCATAACTCCGAACCTCTTTTTGCACCGTTGTTGACGCAACACCGGGGACCGCATACTTGATGAGCCCAAGTTGTTTATTGCGCATTTGATTGAAAAGGGAGGTTCCCAAATCGAGGGCTTGGATATAGTCGTTATCCACAACCCCGCTATGACCATCATATCCCCCCTCAAGGCTTTGGGGATACTGCAACCGATAAGAGTTACCGGCCGCGGTCAAGCTGGTAAGGTCGTTGCCCGGTCGCACGGAAACCGTTGCAACGGTCGCATCAACGATTTCCAGGGAATCACGCGGGGAGTTGTCGGTATCGTAAAACACCTTGCCCCCGATAGCTTCCTCGGGAATAATTGGGCGCACCATAAGATAAATCTTATCGCCAACTGCCCAAGCCGTTCCCCCCGCGTTAACGGTAAAGTCAATGAAATAGTCGTTTGGTCCAACGTAGGCAACCGCGGTTGTTGCGTCGTTGAAAGACCTATCTTGCGTTGTGCTGGAAACGCTCCAAACCTCGGAGCCCGGAGTTGTTGCATCCGTGCATTCCAAGGTAATGAAATCGCGTTGCGTAGAAGCTTTTACGGCAACGCCGCTAACGTTTCCGTCCCCGGTGTTACCGGAGTCATAGGTTGCTTGATACCATTCCAGCGGGAGCACAAGCGTTGAGAGTCCGGTTGCGGGGATTTCTCCCGCTTGGTTTGCCGGTCTGCTCCATTGGCTCGGGGTTCCCGTGAAAAGGTCCGTTGCGTGAATTTCATAGTTGCCGGAATCATCGTTGATAACGTCAACAAAGTAAACATCGGAGTTAGGGTCTTGCGAAAGGTTTTCATAGTCTAGCACTTTCGCACCATTCCAATAAACCTCTAACCCAAACTCGTTAACCGGGTCCCTTGCTCCATCCTTCCAAAGCAATTCAACCCGCTTTTCGTTGCCCAACTCATCAACGTTGGTAACGTTGATGGTAAACTCATAATCCGTTCCCGTCCCAAACTTGGTTGCAAGCTGAGAATCGGAAGCAACGGTTACGATGCCCGCGGTAGTGTTGCCGATAATGTCAAAAGTCTCCCCGGAGATTTCCGCCATTTGGAGAGTCCCGCCCGCTAACTCATCCTCTAGCAACGTCAACCCGGTGTCAATCGTGGTTTCGGTAAGGTCCCCCGCTCCCGTGATTTCGGCAATGATGCGCTTGCGGGCGCCCGCCCAACGTCCCCCATCTTTGCCCTTGATTTGGGTTGTATTTCTCCAAGTCCCCGGACCCGGGGTTGTCCCATCGTGTTCCCGAGACAAAACAGTAAATTCCGCTTGCGCTTCCGTTCCATCGGTAATCCGAATGAGGAACATACGTCCCGCACCCTTGGAAGCATCCCAGAAATCCTCCGCGCAATCCGGGAGGTAGGTTCCCGAGATACGCCCGCCGCATTGCCGTTGGTATTGAGACTTTCCGGTAATCTCAATCAACTCATCCGTTGGGCCTTTTTCCATGATACCCAACCAAGCCACAACCCCGAGGGGACTAGGCGTAACAGTTGCTTCCGCAAGTTTCTCGGTAATGGTGGTTCCCGCTCCGAGTTTCGGGCCATATCTCTTGATTGCGACCATTTTCTTTTTCTCCCTGTTTTCGGTTATCGTTCCTCAATATCCGGTTTCTTGTAAAGGAACGGGATTTGACCGGCGTTTAATGCTTGTGGTAACCCGAACCTTTCGTTAGGTCCAACGGTGCGCCTATCGTCAATAGGCGTATAGTTAAAGCTTGTGACAACGGGCTTATCTTCTACATCCCGCAACCAAGCATAGAAGTTGCAAACGGTGATTCCAAACGTTGTGTTTTTACCATCCGTCAAATCGGGCTTTGGGTTGTAACTTGATGGCATACGAAACTTGATTGTATGCGGTAAGTCCAAAGCTCGGGTTTTTAGGATAGGCCCAACGGGATGATTGCTTTGTTGTGTTGCTCCATTTACAATGAATGCCCAAGCTTTTGTCATAAGGCGAATTGCGCTTACAACCTTACCAACAAGCATCGTGCAATTAAAACGCATTTCATCAACCCAAAGCGGAGCGGATGCTTTGTATCCTTTGGCGTTAGCCTTATCAACCAACTCCATACTTGCGAAAACTTGCCTTGCGTTGATTGAGAAATTGTCAACAACTATGCAAGGCGTTTTTGCAATTTCGATATAATCTTGATTAGTATAGTTAATTGCAACCTCGGGCTCAATAATCAATCGGAGGAATAACCGAGTATTCGCGGGAACGCTTGCGGTTAACACAACCTCCCCGGTTGCCGCATCAAAAGAATCAAGCAAATCTGTTTCGTGCTCAGAATCGCTTTCCTCGTTATACACCGCATCAATACCAACTATGTTAAGCGCTTCCTCGGGCTTAAAATTTTCATCGTTCTGCATACTGAATTTATCGGTTGCAACCTCCAACTCCCCCGACCAATCCATTACAAACCGGAAATCCTCCCTCAACCGGGGAATCAGGGAGCGCAAAACCAAATCCTCAAACCAATCAAATTGCGCGTTAATCATCAAGCGGTAACCATAAAGAACCGGGTTGTTGTAACGCTCGGTTGTTGAAAGCTTGGCAATAAATTGAATCTGTTTTTGCGCGTGCGGGAACGTTTCCAGGTTATCGCAAATCTCCGCTTCCGTATTCCATTCCATATCAAGCGGGGTAACAACAACCCAACTCCCGCCCGTATACCAGTAATCATCTGTCCCATCTGAAACGCGCCAACCTATCGCGGTCCCCTCGGGCTTGTAACTCAATTCCTCGAAAGCCAACCAACCCTTGACAGCTTGCGGGCGCCAAACTGGTAAACGACAATTGATATCAGTATCAAGCGGAAATTGCATCCGCTTAGACCACTTGTTGTAAGTCCCTCGTAAGCGAACCCCTAACCGCTCATCATCCGAATACATACGGATTTTGTCCGGGTCGCTAAAGGTCAATTCACTCCGCAACAATTCTTGCAACTCAACGGAGTAAATATAACGCTTGTAATCCGCCATTACTTATAACGCTCCGCGCGCCCCTTGTTTACGAAAGCCATAAAGGTTTGATGCATTACGCCTTTCCATTCCATAACTACCATATCGGCAAAACCTCTATCCTCAAAAAAGGCGCGGTCCATAAATGGGCGCGGAGGAACAAATATCTTTGTTGTCCCCTTTGAAAGCGGCTTGAATCTCCCTTTGCTTTTTGCGGCTTGCGTTGCAAACCATTTTCTCATTTTCGGGGTTACATCTTGCGACCATCCCGTTTCTAACATATGGGCTAGATTCTTCCCCGTTCCCGTTTGGCGCCTTACTCCAACGATAAACGCTAAACCATAATCCGCCCCCGTTGCCCCTACTTGACTTCTTAATGTTCCGCTATCAATCAACGGTTTAGTTGAGCCTTTGATTGCGATTGTTGCCGCGGCGTTCTGTGCAAAATTGCCCGAGTTGATTTCCTTTTGAAGTCTACTCTTACCAAGCTCCCGCAACGTGCGATTCTTGCGCCGCATAAACTGATTAAATACGGACTCGAATTCCCCGCCTTTCATCATCTTGTGAAAGGTATCAAACCCTTTCAACTCCAACGCCATTGATTGCCCTCTAGTTGCCATAACCTAACTTTGCCTTACGGGTTTACGGTCATTGAAGTAAGCCTTTACCGCTCGATATCCCCCAAGCTCGGGGATATAAATACACGGGTCAAGGCGATAGATATAAAGTGCTAAGTTCTTTTGCGCTGATAACCCAGTCCCTATTTGGGTAATCTTGTCTCCCGTATTTATTTCAACGTTTGCCTTGCTCAAATCAATCAAGCGAAACAACAAATACCCATCAACCTTTTTGACCTCCCCGCCTTCCATCTGTTCAACTTGTTGTTTCCCCCAACTCACTTGAGCAAACAAATCCTCAACAACACCGCGGGCAACTTTCCCGATAGGTTCACGCGCATCATTATCCATCAAGGATTTATCCTTGCGTCTTACCCGCACCTTTACGGGTATTCCATGGATTAAACGCGGTTCACCTAAAGCCATTTGTTACCCCGCTTCAATCCAACGCGCGTTGGTTGCTCTTACGGCAATCGGGCGCCGGTAAAGCTTTAGTCTACCGTGAACATACTGAGGAACAATCATATCAATATCGGTCAACCCTTGTGAACTTTGCCACCATTCTTTTTCGTGAAAGTCTGTTTTCTCCCTTTTGAGGGGTCCAGGCAAAGGTCCGGGTCCCCCCCCCTCGGTATTTGCAAACCGCTCATAAAGCGATTGAAATGTCATCATTACGATTGCGATAACGCATTCATTGATTGGGGCGGGGACAGTATCATCTGATTCTAAGAAACCAAATTCTCCCTCGATAGTTTGGTCAAAGCCCTTTTTGAAAAACTGTTGACTAGCTCCCCCGGTAAAGATGCTAGGTTGAACGTTGCGGCGCAACTCAATCTTTGGATTCCACCTATCATCATTCGGTTTCGCGCGCCCGTTGTAAACGCGGTATTCGGTTGTTTCAAGTGCAACCGTATCGTTGTTGATGTAAAGGTTTGTTACCGTCAAAACGGGAATCGGAAGTTGTAAAAGATAGCTGTTATTGCCATCAAAAACAAACGTCCCCGCGGAACGATAAAAAATGTTCCCCGTAATCTGTTCAACAAGTTGACTTGCCCGCTCTAACAAAATCTTAGCTTGCACGGGCTTGACAAGGGATTGCGGTAATCCTTCATCATACAAGTTGGCAACCGTTGCATATCGTTCCGCATCCGCCATTGTTACACCTTAGACCGCGGGCAATGCGGTAACCTCAACAATCTCATCCCCGCTTGCGCCCCTAAACCAAACCTTGTTGGTTCTGAGCGGTTTGAAAGTTTGGTTTTGCCTATAATCGCCTCCGGCAACATGCAAAACCCCGCTATCATCCTTCCCGTTAAACGAGAAATAAACCGGGTCCGTTCCGCTTCTAAAGTTGAGTTGAACCGCAACGGACATAAAACCGAATTCAACAACATCATTGTCATTGTAATCGGGTTCGCTACTTGCCGCGAAAACTTCAAAAAACATGGTTCACCTAAATTGCTTCCAAAGCGGTTACCTCGATAACCTCCGCTCCCGAGCCCCCTCTAAACCAAATCTTGTTGACTCGGAGCGGGTCAAGCGTTTGCTCTTTACGGTAACCGCCCGCCCCTGCTAAAACCCCGTGGTCGTCCGTTCCGTTGAACGAAAAATAAACGGGGTTTGCTCCGGTGCGGTAATTCAGTTGCAAAACGATTGAGGTAAAATCAATCTCAACAACGTTATCATCAACGTAGCTTGCTTCATTCGGTGCGGTGTATGCTTCAAAAAACATTGTTCAACCCCGTTCTATCCGGTTGCTTGGTTGACTTCCAACCGGGTTACTTTGTTTGTTCCGTTGTAAACAACCAAGCAAACCTGAATACCGTTTATCTCATAAAAGACTTTTTCAGCGCTTACCTTTGAACCACGAAACAAAACGCCCGCGCCCAAACGTTGCGCCTTAAAGCCGTTTTCCCGGGGGACCGGGAGCGTATGATTTACCTTATGCATTAACACCGATAATGCGGTAACAGAATCCGACCATCCCCGCCCGGAAACGAAACGCTCCCAAGCGGAGCGGTCGGAATCTGTCCGCAAGTCAAAGGTCAAG